ATCATGGTTGAGAAAGAGCCGCGCGATTTATTTATGATGCAATGGGGCAAGTGCGCGATCTTCGCCCACCACGGGGACAAGGGTAAGCCCGCGCAGATGGCGCTGTATCTATCCGACGTATGCACCTTCTGGTCGCAGACGCGCCACCGCCATTACCTGACAGGCCACGTCCATCACGATCAAGCAAAAGACCTTGGGCCGCTGCGGTTTGAGAGCCTGCGTGCTTTCTGTCCGCCTGATGCCTACGCCGCTGGCATGGGTTACGGCGCGAGGCGTGCATTGCAGTCTATCACCTTCCACAAGCAGGACGGGCTGGTGCTGCGTGCGCTGGACCCGATTGACCGTGATGAAAGATAAGCTGCCCATCGCATCCTGGCGCGTGACCCGCGACGGTTTGATGGTGACGATCAATCAGTATCACGGCGTGATACCATTCGGCCAATTCGGAGGCCTGGTGCTGGCTTTGGTCAGCAGGATGAAGGATCGTGAGGGGCGCGATGGTGGATGATAAGCCGTAGCGCAGTCTGATCTTCGACCAATACAAAACCGCAGGTTTCGTGTGCGCCCCTCGACGATGTTTTTAGCGGGTCAGCTTAACGCCTGCAACCGCTTTTGGTGCTGGATTTTAGCCAATGCTTTCTCGACTGCCGCCGGGCTGGCCGACCAGATGGCTGGCGTCTTTGGTTTCGGTTTTTCAACCGTCTCCTGCCAGAAGCGGCTGCGCGTTGACGGCATTTGCGGATCGAACTTCGACAGTGCCAGTTCGATCCCGAACCTTTCGCATGCTGCCGCGATGCTGCTCCGATGCATGCCAAAGCGACGGGCCGCCTGAGTTATATTGAGGCCCAAATCCTTTGCCTCTTGGATCATATCACGGGTTATACGTTTTTTGCCCCACATAGGCATTGTCCTTTATCCTGTTGATTTCTGGTAGATTTTGCTCGGCCATGTATTTCAATAGCTCGAACTGTTCGATGGTCAGCCACCAAGCCGGGCATTTGACATATCCCGCCAGCCTCAAGGCTCTCGCTCCGGGGCTGTTGGAGGGGTCACGCGGCATCGTCGGCCTTCACATTCGCCCGCAGATACAGCCGCTTCGACCCGGCCCCGCAGGTCGGGCATTTGGTTTCGCGGACCAGCTTGGTCAGCTTCCGCGTGTCCATCGGGAAGACCGCATCGGGGGTGCTGAAGTTGGTTTCGCAGTCTCCGCAGCGGAAGTGCATGCGCTTGTCTAGGTCGGTCATGGCAGCATCTCCACCTCAACGGGCATGGTGGTGCATTCCATGCTGTAGTCGTAGTCGAGGGCATCGCCCACGGGCACCATCGCCTTCTTGCAGGCTGCTTCGGTCAGGAACGGGATGCCGTAGGTGCTGCCGTCGAGCGGGCCGCCGTGCATCGTGATCCAGAGGATTGCGACGTATTCGATCATCTCTCTCTCCCTAGTGCTTCGTTTGCGTGCGATGATCTGCATCGTACACATCCGCACTTGCCCGCAGGCTGATCGAAATATCCTTGTGGCTCATGCCGCTCGTCTTTCCGAGGATGTATATCATGGCGATCAACTCAGACATGATCTGAGCCGGATCGTCCATGAAGACGCTGTAGATCGTCAGCGTCGTGGCGCACAGTTCACCCTCGTCCATCTCATCCGGCAGGGCATCCAGCAAGTCCTTCAAGTGAGCATCTGTCATGTTGTGACTAAGGCTCATGCTTTATCTCCCGGCAGATCAAAGCAGGTCAGCCGCACGACGCGCCCGGTTGCGAACAACTCGGACAGCTTGTTGGCTACGCTTTCGTCAGACATGTTCAGGTCTTCCGCGATCTCTTCGACAGTGGCGCGACCCTGATCCAGATTTTCCAAGATCAACTCTGCCAACGTATCGCGGCGGCCCTGCGGCTGCGGCGGCTGGATCGGCGCATCATCGTGCAATGCAATGCAAAGCCACGGCGTCTTGTCTGGCTGCTGGATGTTAGGGATCAGGCTGGCCATCATCTTCTTGCCGGGCCGCAGATCGGCGTCCAGGGACAGCTTGCTTGGGATAAACACATTCGCCGTCATGTCTTCCGAGCGGACAGCAAAGGCCGTCTTGGTGGCGAGGATGTTGGTGATTACGATTTCAGTCTGTTGCATCTTGGGCTTCCATTGCTGCGAGTTGTTTTTCGGCGTCACGTTTGTAATGAGCGAGGATGCCGATTTCCTCACCCACCCATGCAGGGCGAACCCCGGTTCCATATTTCCTTTCCAGATCTTCGATCTGCTCCCGCCGCAGTTCGATGTAGGCGAGAAGGTCTTGCTTGCTCATCACATGATCCCCAATCTGTCCAAGGCGAAGTATGATTTCTTGTAGTGCTTGATAAGTCGGTCTACGCGCTCGATCTTGTCTCTGACCTGAATGTGCGGTGTCGGCTGGTCTCCGGGAATATTTGTCAGCGTCTCGCGGTAATCCCACAGCGCGGTCAGCACGATGTGGGTATCCATTGCTCCAAGTTTGACAGCCATCACGCAGCCTCCCCTTTGTCCTTGGGCCACCCCATCTCGCGCAGACCCGCTACGACATACGGCACCAGCGCCGTCGATGCCTGCGCGGGCTTGGGTTCCTTGGGCGGCTCTTCCGGCAGGTACTTGTGAAGCTCCTTCTCAAGCAGCGTCTTGGCCTGCTTCAGGGTGCGGATGTCGTAGAACATCATCCTGAGCTTGTCCTCCATCGAGCGACGTTCCTTCCACTGCTCCTCGGCGGCTTTGGCAAGCTCGTAAATCTGATCGTGGACCTCGGCCACAAGCTCTCGGTCCTCCGGGTCGTCGTTGCTCCCGCAACGTGCGACGTAAAGCCAGTCTCCAGCACCCTTCTTGCACTGCCAGAAGATGTAGGAGCCAGAAAGGTGGGTGTGGTTCGAGGCGTAGCGCGTAGCCAGCCAGTGGCGCATGTCAGGGTTGTCGTAGACCGCCCGCACCTCGGCAGGCATCTTCTCGATGGCCTTGGCTTGCAGAATAGACTGCGCCTGCGCGGCGTAGTCAATCATGGGGATGTCAGCCATGATCTTGCGGACTATCAGCTCTTTGTGGGTTTTGTTCAGGTTCATCTCACCACCCCATACCGTGGCCGATCAGCAGCAGGCCGTAGCCCACACCAAACAGCGCGATGACGGCGAAGGCCTCTGCGATGATTTCTCGGATCTTCATGTTTCTCTCCTATTAAAACGGCGGCTCTTCGCCGGGGTAAGTTGGTTTCCACTGGGGCGGCGCGTAGGCCGCTGGCTGGGGGCGGGGTGCTGGCTGGGCGATGACGCCCAGCCTGCTTAGTTGAAGTTCTAGTTCGGTCATGCGGTCACCGGGCGCGAGATCTTGGTCTGCTTCACGCCGTCGCGGGTGTCGTGATCCTTGACAGTGGCTTTGACCGAGACCGCGTCGTGCATAGCGCCGAGACGGTTGGTGCCCTTGTAGACGACCACGTTTCCATCGGCGTCGTGCATGACGTGAAGGTAGCTGGTGCCGTACATGCCCGACATCTCGAAAACCATGCGGATGGTCAGGTCGAACACGCGACGCTGGCCGATCTCGCCGACCCAGCCGGACTTGTCGGCGTCGGCCTGACGCGCCTCTTCGCGGGCCTTGGCACGTTCTGCCACGCGGGCCTCGCCACGTTCGATCATGGCCAGCACGGCCTTGGTCTGGCCCTCGGTCAGGCCGCCCCACTCGTTCACGCTTTCGCGCATTTTGGTGAAGAAGTCACCGAGGCAGGCCTTCACGGTCGGGTGGATGGCGTCGAAACGGCCATCCTCACGATACGTCGGCTCGAACTCGTCCAGTTCAAACAGGAACGCGTTGGCGCGAGCGCCGTCGGCGGTGGCCAGCCAGTTAGCTGCGCGGGTCTTGCGTGCGTTGTTCTGGATGTTGCGCCGGATGGCGTCGTTGTAGCGGGCTTCGTTTTCGATAAAGGTTCCACGGGACATCTGGGTCATCCTTGTTTGCTAGTTCGTGTGACCACCATACAGCCTGCCGCGCACCGCGCAAGCCAGAAAATGCACTTGACGTAACTTTTTTTACACCATAAGCCTACAGCATCGAAACAAGGGAGAGCGCCAATGATGGCTCAAAGTCAAATCAGGCAGTGGTGTGCCAAGGACGGGCGCAAGCTTGGCTGGCTCGCCGACAAAGTGCCAGTTGCCAAATCCAGTCTATCCAGGTGGATGACGGGCCGCGTCGTGCCGTCGGCGGTCTACCGCCACAGGCTGGCCGACATCACGGGGATCGAAGACCTGCGCTTCGAGGAAGAGTGGATCACCGATGGAGCGATAGCATGAACAGGTCGGAAATCCTCGACACCGCCAAAGAGTACGTCACCAAGGATCGCGCCAGCACGCACGGTGATCTGGAAAACAACTTCGGTCTGATTGCGTGCTACTGGAGTGCCCACCTCGGGCGCAACATCAAGCCGCACGACGTGGCCGTCATGATGACCCTGCTGAAGCTGGCACGCGCCAAGTCAAACCCGGCACACGCGGACAACTGGGTCGACGGATGCGGATATCTGGCCTGCGGCGGGGAGATTGCTGACAGGGACAACGACATGCAGGCCAAGATGATGGTTGGCTTGAGGGGAGAGGCTCTGTGATGAAGCTGCACGAACTCAAAGCAATCATCGACGGCTTGGTCGATGTCCACGGCGGCGACATGGAAGCGCGGTTCAAATACCGCTTCGGATCGGGCCGCACGGCGCAAGGATCGGTCACATCGTATCAGGTCAGCACGCCAATGCACGGCGACAGACAGGGCTTCGTCCGCTTCGCCATCGACCACGCACGCGGGGAGCCTGAGTAATGGCGCTTTATATTGGGGTTGATCCTGGCCGACTTGGCGCCATCGCGGTTATGGACGGTGACGACATGAGCGTGCGCGTGTTCGACATGCCCGGCACCATCGAGGAAAAGCGCGCCATCCTGTCCGAGATCGGCAGCGTGCGGTGCGCCTGGATCGAAAAGCCGTTCTTCCCGAGGATGATCGGCATCAAGAACGCCGTGACCATCGCGCAGGCATACGGCGAGATGAAAGCGTGCCTGTTCTACGCGGGCGTGCCAACGAATGAAGTGCCGCCGGCGACGTGGAAAAAGCACTTCGGCCTGTCCACCGACAAGGACGCCTCCAGGGCATACGCATCAAGCGTGTTCCCGGATCAGTCGAATCTTTGGGCGCGCAAGAAAGACGACGGCAGGGCCGAGGCGGCTCTGATCGCATACTACGGATGGAGAAAGAAATGAGAACCGACCTGACCAACAAGGAATACCACGCCCACGCCGCGATCTCGTCCTCGGACGTGAAGGCGGTTTACAAAACGTCGCTGGCCCACTGGAAGGGCAAGGCGCGCAAACCCAGCAGCGCCTTCGCCATGGGGTCAGCCGTCCACGCGCTTGTTTTGGAGCCGGAAAAAAAGCTGGTCCGCCGTGGGCCGGAAGATCGCCGCGGTGACAAGTGGAAGAAAGCCCAGCTTGAAGCAGATCTGGATGGCGTCATCCTCCTGCCCGAGGGGGACTTCGATCTGGCCGCGCGCATCGCCGATGCCGTCAAGGCCCACCCGGTCGCGGCCATGTATCTGGCCGATCCAACCTTTGTCGCTGAAGCCAGCTTCTTCGGCATCGACCCAGAAACAGGCGTGGCGATCAAATGCAGACCAGACGGCTATCTGCCCGAAGCTGGCCTTGTGTTCGATCTGAAGACCACCACCGACGCCAGCCCCGACGGCTTCCCGCGTGAACTGCGAAAGTACGCATACGACGTGCAGGCCGCCTTTTACCTGCGCGCCCTGCGTGCCGCTGGCTACAAGGCCGACGCCTTCATCTTCATCGCAGTCGAAAAAGAGCCACCGCACGCTGTCGGCCTGCACGCTCTTACTGTCCGATATTTGGACCAAGCCGACATAGTCGTGACCCAGACCCTCCAAAAGATCAGCAACGCCATCGCCGTTTCCGACTTCACAACGGGCTGGCCGCTGATTAACACTATCGATCTGCCACGCTGGCAGGCCGAGACCACCGAAGACGACATCTTCACCGAGACCGTCGATTTCTAAACCAAGCCAGAGAGGAGCAAACCATGGCTAACAACGACGACTTCCACAAGGTTCTCGCCAAGAACGTGACCCTTCAGTATCCCAAGCTGAACCAGACCTATCGGTTCAACACCCAGAAGCAGGCCAGCGAACCCTGCGCGCCAACCGCTTCCAACGCGGCTTGGAGCGTTGCCTTCGATATGCCTAAAGAGCAGGCCAAGCCGCTCTATGAAGAACTGCGCGCCCACTATGAGGCCTGCCGCTCGCGCAACAGCAAGATGCCTCAGTTTAAAACCATCTTCGGCATGAAGAAGCTGAAGGACGAACACGGCAACGAAACGGGGATCGTGCAGTTCGCCGCCAAGCGCAACGGCATGAAGAAGGACGGCACGCCCAACAAGGCACCCACCGTCATCGACGGGCAGAAGCAACCGCTGGCCGATCTGTCCTTCTGGGGCGGGTCCAAAGGAACTGTGCGCGCGTGGGCCGTCGCTGTGATCGATCCCGATGGCAACGGCGGCATCTCCCTCCTGCTAGACGCTGTGCAGGTCACCGAGGCACGCTATGGCGACGGCGGCATGGATGA